AGATCCTCTCCACATTTGATATGGAAGTGTTGACCAAGATAATATTGTATCATATCCAGGTCCGCGAAATCCTGGTCTCACAGCAATCCAATCTGTTATTTGAACTCCACTCTGACTTTCTGCAGTCCAAGGTATAATTCGAGCTAACGATGGTGTAGAGAAAACATAATCTAAATCCATTTCAGCAGCATGTGATCCCAATAAACACGGATGTTTATCAATGGTTGCACCTGGATGCATAGTAAGGGTAATTGATGGATTAAGTCCATGAGTATTAGCCATATTGAATTGTCTCGGTACCATTGCTGTATACGGATCAAGTGAAACTGGATTACATTCATGAGCGATAGTTTCTGGGTAACTAGTATCGACCAGAGTCGAATACAATCTTTTCATAACGTTCTTCACTCTAGTGAATGTACCAGTCACTGGTATTGTCGCTATGCTCGTTGACGGATCATCCTGTTCTTGTTCTTCTATAATGGGGTTTGCCGATTTCTTCTTTGCCTCAACATTTCTTTTTGCCTGACGTACAAAACCTTTTCCACTCGCTGTTGCCTTGTTGATGTAATTGCTAGATCCCGTAGTGGATTCTGGTGTCAACATCGTAGATGGAACAGGTTTCAATGGTGTAACTTCAAATTCATGAAGATTTGCTGGTCCTTGTAAAGAAACGTTTACCATCCTAGCATAAATCGAAACACCAACAGGGTTTGATGGAGCTGTGCTATATTGTTGGAGTGGATTTAACACATATACCTTGAGTCCACCCATTGATCTATAAGCTGATGTATTAGCTATTCGATTCATTCCATAACTATTCAATAAGAGATAGTAATAAGGAAATACAAATGGAACAGTAAATACCATCGTTTCAGATTGAGTTGGACTAACCAGTACACAAGGATTCCCAGAAGCTGAATACACATTATTGACCGAATGTCTATAATCCAAATCCATAAACCTCATACATGGGTCCCAAGCAAACAATAATTTTCCATAATGAAAGGCAGTTCCATTCACACGTATCGATATTTCTATATCACAACGTAGGTATGAAAACTCTCTCAATTTATCTTTGATAAACGCTGATTGTTCAATTATTGCACTTGGAAAATCCAAGACATAAATGTATTGTCCTTCGACCATATCTGGGGTCCATGAAAATGTTCCAACTCTTATAGGTCGCTGTAACACTTGTTCCAATGTTTCTGTAGCTCCGAAAGATATATCTGGTACTTTCTCACATGGTACTAACACCTCCGAATCTACTGTAGCTTTGTCCTCAAAATGGACAATGTTTTGTTTTAAAGTGACTTGGTCCATCGCTACTTGGTCCTCACCACTAACTTCCTGTAATTTAACATTTTGTTCAGCAGCACTAATTAAATTTTCATTGCGAAGCGCGCTATCTAGGCAATGAGGTTTGGCTAACTTAAAGAAGTTATGAGGTGTACTTGCATGATTTTGATGATCTGAGGTGCCAGACTCTGATTCAACTATCATGGGTGTTGAAAATGCACTCCCTCCTCTGATGAGCACATCCGATCCAATCATTTCTAAAAATAATTGGTTACGATCAAACCTTTTCAGAATGATCTCAATGTGTGGATTATCTATAACCATTTGTTGTAAGAATTTTTCTACCTCTACGTATTTCTCTTTTGGATAGTGTACCATTTCTCGCAAAGCATCAGAACAAATATCAGATAAATACCGTACTTCATTAACCTCTGATTTGCTGTCTCTCCAACATAGTGGTCTCAGAATGGAATCAAATTCCAATGGAGCAGAAACATATTCACTACCTTCCCAATTGAATTCAAATGAACGCTTAAGATAGGTAATCTCCTGTCGTTTTAAAAAGTAAACGTCAGTAATATCAGTTGTTTTATTGGGATGTGTATATTCCATACCAAATGTTTCCAGAGCCATTGAAATATTTGTCATACAGAATTCAGAAGCTTTGTCTGTAACAGATCCCATATTATCATCACCGAAACAGGAAAATTGTACTTCATCATTAAATGTTGCATCATTACCAAAATAATCCATTATAGTATGAAATGCTAATCTCATCAATAAACAATTAACCATTGAGTTCATTAATGTGGTCAAAGGTGTTCCTGAAGGATTTCCTTGAAATGTACGATATATTACGTTTCCATTAATATGATAAGTATTATAAGTAGCTTGAATGATTCTCATTCTAATATCGGAATAATCATCATTATACCACTTATTAATTATAGTAGCAGCCTCAATAATTAACTGATAAGGTAATGATTTATCGTAATTTCCAAAATCTCCAGCAAAATAATTTCCTTCATCTCCTTGTGAAAATATTCGGTGATATAATGATGTCCATTGTTGTCCATGCGGATTAATTCCTATTGCAATCTCCAAATCTATACAATTGTTATATATGAAACCTAGAAAACCTCCAAAATACTTACGTATAATAATATTCCAAGCAAAGTCAGAACACATAAACATTCGTGTTTTCTTCTGAAGTACTTTTTCCACAGGTCTCAATTCATCTTTTAGAAGATCATTAACAAAAACAATAGGGATTTCTCCATTGTCCAATTCCTTTTCTAGCATTCGAATCCGATCCCTTACTGGTTCCCTTAAGCGATAGAAAGTGATATTGTCTTCAATAACACTATCAACCAACCATCGCTTTCCAGAACAATGCTGAGGACGTTTCCAAATAAAAGGATATCCTTCTGATGTATTCATTGCCAATCCATTTAAACCAATATCTGTGTCTCCGTTCACAGCTTTGTGTAAACTGAGTTTACCATGTTTAATATATTTTGCTGTTGGTAATGAAGTTAAATGATCAAGTAATGAATCTGAAGCTCTTTGCACTACTGCATATGGAAGAAAATTACAATAGCTCGTAAATTGTTTATCAACTTGCATTTGCATGGGATTCACTCCATCTTTCGTGTGTAAAATTGCGGGAACATAATTCAACAAAGAAGGATGTTTTGTGGTAACGTATTCAAATAAACTGGTTTTAATCAAATTTGACTTAGTTGGATATCTAGCTGCATAACGTCCATCAAGTATTACTAAGGGATCAACAAACTTCTTTTGATATTCATCATAATTTGTATGATTAATAGCACTAGAAAAATTTATTGCCTCAGTTTCTAAAACAGCTTCTACAGATGTGGGTATTTTTCCAATCTTAAAACCTTGTATATCTTCTTGGAGAATCATAGAAGCGATGCTTTTAATTTCACTCGCAGCTTGATGTATACCGACAATTAACATTTGAGAACCTCCAGGTATTGGCTGTATTACAAGTTTCCCACAATCCCCTTTTTGCGTAGTTTTTGCGTATTCAAGACATACTCCTGGATTAAACCTCACTTTTTGTGAAGTACCATCCACTATTCTTGTAACATAATAATCTCGTTGTGACCGTCTTGAAACATTACGCAAATCGATGAATTGTGGAGCAAATACTTGTTCTAATGATTTATTATAATCTAAATCCATTACAGTTGAACATATTCCTATAAGCCATGCTGGTCCATCTTTAATTTGATCTCGCTCTTTAGGAAAATATTTGAGTATGGAAGGGAATTCACTCACTTGAACTGGGAACTCAATCATAGCAATATCCTTGGTATCATGATATCTCACTTGTAACTTATCCAAGGAACCTGTCCAAATTAATTTTTGTCTTTTATTCCCGCATCCAAGTACTGAAACCATATGATCTTTACTAAAAGGTATCATACTTTCAAGAGTGTGTCGAGTAGTTAAAGCACATCTACCTCCTATAAAAACCATTTGATTACGAATATGAGCACACCAAATAATAGCCATGTTGTTTTGTACAACAGAATTGGCTCCCATTAAAATGTGACTCATTTGTTGATCTCCACTCTGTGATGTAAATTTCCCTCCTTTACCTTTAGGTCCTTTCTTAAATGCAGGCATTGTGACATGAATTCCGCCTTTCCTTGAACTCATAGACTTCTTTGCTTGACGTTTGTCGTAATCTGGACGATTTCTGGGTAATGTACTTTCTTCACTCTTTGTATTTCGTTGTTTCCAAACATAACCAGCAACAGCTACTGCTGTAAAAATACCAGCAATCACATAGTTAAAGTTTTTTGATACAAATTTTGTCCAATACGTAGTCAATTGATTTAATCTTTCTCTCAAAGTGGGAAAGTCCACTCGCACGATATTGGAACAATGAATGTCCAGATTATTCCTTAATGCCAAGACATGCATAGTAGCCACACC